ACGGCGCAACTGGTTCTGCATTACCCATGATATCTACTAGGCCCCAATCAGATAGAAGGTTAGCAATTGTATTTCTACGTGCAACATCATTCTCTGATAGGTTAGTTTCTTTACCATCCAATGCAAATAACTCTTTAAAATGCACAATAAAGTACCTACCCTGTTTATGTAATATATGACAGGATTGATATAATTTTCTTTCTTTTCTTGAAGCAACGCCAATTCGAGATAGTGTCTCTCGAACCTTTAGAAAATCGTCTGGTTCTTTTAGACCAACTTCTAACATCTGCTCCTGTGTCCAATTAAAATCTTCCATTATTTCTTCCACCCTTATTTAATTTATTTTTTATAGCGGAAATTTGTTCATCACTTAGTATATCAAGAGCCGACTTGGCCTTTTCATTATTATATCCATAAAACTCTTTAACATACTCTAGATTCTTTAATTTCTTCGCCTTCATCCAAGGTGTATATCTTTTTCTTGGCCTAATGCTATTTATTAAAAAATCAAACTGGAGTTTTTTATCTAAGTGGTGGTATTGGTTAATTTCATTAACTAATTGGATTGTGTCTGGGAATGGAGCTAGACACTTATTAACAATAAATGGCGAATATTTCTTTTCCCACTGTTCATCCTCAGAATCAAGAAGAGATTCTTTACTGTGATTTATCGCATTTAGATAGTCTTTTAACTCATAAGTCATAAGCTTCTCCCCAACTCATCATATTAACAATCTGCTGATCTTCACGATTAGCATGATCTAACTTTACCAAATCATTACGTAATTGTAAAGGTTCCATTTTATAAATTTTTTGCAATCTTGGTTTATCTAACATACAAAACCAGTATGCAACCTCTTCTGCCTGTTCTCCAATTAAATCTTTAACTACTTGTCTATCATCTACCAAACCACCTTGTGGCATAAAATAAGCAGTACCATAGACAGAGTGAAAAAGACCAGCATCTTGTAAATATTCTGGAACACCTAACTCTTTTAATTTTTCACTTGTGCCTATAAGATGCTCTAGTAAAGTTCTTCCAGAATGTTTTACTCTATCAGAACCTATAGATTTAAGAAAATCAATCTTTATAGAAGTCGAGTCTGGCACTATTTGCTCCACTGATAAACAATTTAAATACTATACATGTTCTTAATTCTAAACAATTTTTAGCAACAGGCTGAGCTTGATGGGGAAGGTATGCATCAAATACTAAAAGACGATTGCCTCTATATTCTGCAACAGTATCAACCGTAACTCCATCTTCTTTATAGATAAATGTACCACCACCATACTTTATATCCCAATCTAATTGAGGATAATAAATCATAGTGAAGTCACCATCATCTGAATGTATATTTGGTTCTACTCCAAAAGTATGAGCATTTGCATAGAGTCTTTTCCACCCCTCTATGGAAAATTTTTGTTCTGCATCAATCTTATGTTTTGCAGCTTCCCAAATAGATAAAAACAATTCATAACCGTTTTGTCTAACTTCTTCTTCATCCTTACCACAAAAGAGATGCCAATGATAGCCAGGAACTTGTTTAGTTGAGGTATAATAGTAACTCCATCTAACATTTTTCATCTCTGCTGATATCAACTCAGCTATATGTGGTTCCAATATATCATCATATATTTCTATCACTTGAATTGACCTCTCGCCATAATTTCTGTTAGACAAGCTAACATATTGATCTCTTGATCTGCAACAAACGCTGACTTATATTGATACTCGCCAAGTATAACCACAGCGTGAGGTATACTACTGCCATCCATGCAATCGTACAAGTTATCATAAATAGTCCGAAAGATACGTACAGGATCATTATCCAAATTGTCAACAACCCATCTGCGAACATTGGTGAACTCCTTATTTTTCATTGCAACCATCAATTCTTTTATATTTATCTCAGATATATTAACCAATATTCCAGCATCAATATTACCAGAAACAGAATACCGTTGAAGTTCGTTTAATACACGCCTCCAATCAGGAAAGTGATTATTAATAACTTCTGCAACAACACGCTTATCATAGTCTACTTGCTGTTCATCTAAAATCGTGATTGTACGATCAAAAAATTGTTGAGCAAGTTTTACCTTCTCAGAATTTGGAATTATAAAATCGATCACACTACAACGAGACTGTAATGCTGGGATAATACGATTCTTGTAATTACAGGTTAAAATAAATCCACAGTTATTATGGAATTCTTCAATAAGACCACGTAAAGCTGGTTGTGTTGACTGTGGATTAATATAATCTGCTTCATCAAGAATTAGATATTTTTTACCACCTTCAAGAGATACAGTAGATGCAAAGTTTTTGATTTTGGTTCTAAGTACATCAATACCTGACTCCTCAGAACCGTTAATCATCATATAAGTTGCACCAATCTGATCTACCATTGCTCGGGCAGCAGTAGTTTTACCTACGCCTGGAGCACCTGAGAAAATCAGATTGGGTAACATCTCCTCATCAACAAAAGATTGCAAGGAGTCTTTTAGAGTTTTAGGAAGTACGCATGACTCGATGTCCTGAGGCCGATATTGTTCGACCCATAAAAAAGTTTCCATAATATAAATTCCAATTAAACATTAGCAGTATAAGAAGACTCAGGTTCTAGAGCAATGAAGTATTCAACATCAACAGATGTATTCTTAAATCGACTAATTTTTTTCTCTGACATTTCTACATCATACGTTCCAGAAATAATTTTAAGATTCTCAACCTTAAACCAAAACTTATACTTTGAATCATTTTTATCAATATCAAGAGGTGTCTCATAATCATTAGCAGTACCATTTTTCTTATCGGTAACTTTTAAATTGCCGTTTTCAAGTAACATATCAGGAGCTCCAATAACAGAAGCTGCTCTCTGTACTTCTGAAAGAGTAGAACTTGATAATTTATAAGAAACTTCTACAGAAGGCATTGTAATTTCTTTTTGAGGAGTCGTTACAACTGAAGGATCAGAGTACCAATAGGTCACTTTATCTTTAGAACCCTCTCCTGTAATTATTACAAAGTCATCTTTGAAATCTAATTCTGGTTTATCAAATAAAGAAATAACAGCAAGAAATTCATTGAGATCATAGATCGCAAATTCTTGAGGAAATTTCTCTGTTACTGAGGCGTTTGCAATAATGTTTTTCATTGCAGACATGGTAGAAATTTTACTACCTTCTTTAATTACCAAATTTTGATTGATGGTTGAGAAGTTTTTCAAAATCTCTTTAGTTTCGTTACTTAGTTTCATATTCACTGTTCTCCATAGAATTAATATGTAGTGCTATAATACCATAATGTATTACTTTTAGCAAGTCACTTCTAGACTTACCATTCTTTTTTCCATACCGTTGTGCATACTTTAATATGTTCCCGATACAAAACCCTTCACCGTGGCCACCATCTATAATGAACTCTGTAGCTTGAAACTTGTTCTTACTATAGTGTTCATCATAAGTGGAGTCGATATAATCGCATAACTCTTTAAGAGCAATGTCCTCATTGTACTTGTAGTCAATCTTCAAATTTTTCATTTAGTAGGAGTCACATTTAGATTAGCAGAAAATGTCCTACGTTCACCTTCTCCAAAGAAAGGCATAACACCATGTCGCAACCAAGCAGGGAACATAATTAAAGTTCCAACTTCTGGTTTGACATATTCTTCTGTGATAGGACGGAGCATATTAATATCTCGCATACCATTTGAACCCCAACACAAATATGTGAATCCATCAACTGCACCATTTGCACCATTAAGTCCAGCAAAGTTTTCAGCAGGATTGTTAAGTGCTTCAATCTGTGGTGGAACCTTTAGATAGAGGATACAGGACAGTCCCATAGGAGTACTTGTACCATGATCATGCATAGGGTTATAGTCACCTTCATAACTATGAATAGTCCACATAGTTTGAATATCAGTTTCTACATTCATATCAATAGCGTGTTTAACATAGTCTTTACCTAATCGACAAAGAACACTTGAAAATTGCTCACCCACACCATCATCGTTGTGAGGAAAATTCCATTGTGCAGATCGTTCATTACGATTAATCTGACCAACTAACTCGTTAGATTGGTCTTTGCGAGCAGGAATAATTTCATCATCGATATGGGAATTCAATTCACCGATAACATCTAATGGAATTTCAACTCGCATAATATGTACTGCCAATTTAGGACGCATACTAATAGCCATACCACCAGCGTTACTTCCTGCTGGTTCCTCTGGGGTTGGTGTTGAAAAACGATTTTGGTCTTCATCTTTTTCAATTGTATCTTCTTTTTGGGCCACTGCTCCGTCCTGTAAACCGCCAGGGGGTAAATCAAATATTTGTATCATAATATCTCCTTCATTATATTATCATAATATAGGAAAAGGGACTAAAAGTAAAGTCCCTTTTCCCTTTTATTTAAGAAACTATTTCACTTCAATTAGTTTAGGTTTCTTTTCTTCTGGAACAATCTGCTCTAGTTCTATTGTGAGCATACCGTTCTCTAGTTTTGCACCGTTAACTACGATGTCTTCTGCAAGAGTAAACTTTCGATTAAACTTGCGATAAGAAATCCCACGATGAAAAGTATGTTCATCTTTGGGATCATCTTTCTTGTCTGATCTGACCGATAAAGTACTATCGGCTAATTCCACCTCGATATCGTCCTTACTGAATCCAGCAAGGGCCATAACGATTGTATAGTTATAGTCACCGCCTTTTTGAATGTTGTATGGTGGAAACCCTGTAGACGTTACGTTGTTGTCAGCGTATCGATTGAGTTGATCAAACATTCGATCAAATCCTACAGCGTATGGGGTTAGTTGATTAAAGTTGTCGATTAGACTAAGTGTATTTCTTACCATTGTTTATCTCCTTAATAAGCAAGATGTTAATAGTGGCCACCCTTTACGGCATGGCCACTATTATATAGTATAGGAACTCGTGGAAATTGTCAAGTTCCTTTACTTTTTTTTTAGAAGGCAGGTTCTTCTTCAATACCATCAAGTAATGGATTAGAAGTTTCTTCTTCTTCTTCAACACTAATACCAGCATCAATCTTAGTATAGAGATCAAGAAAGGATGCCTTTGTATCGTCATCGAAACGAGCAACACATAGTTCGATAGACTGTAACTTGTCACCAAAGATAGCATATGCTTTAACAATGTGGTCAAGTCGGCGAGTAGATATAACCTCATCTACGCCGCCATCAAAGAAAGTCTTGCGAATAACTTCAGCCCAAGTGACCAAGTTAGTTGCAAAATCTGCATCAACCTTATTGTATTTTTTCATGGAACCCATAACGATCTTCTTTTCAACAGAAGCAATTGCATAGGGCTGTTCCATCGTAACTGCAAATCGTTCAAGGAATGCTTCGTTAAGAATGTTGGTTCCGATAAAACGTCCATCTTCTGAACCTTTACCTTTAGTGTTGGCAGTTGCCATCACATTGAAACCATCCTTAGCGGTAATCCACTTATTGATCTTCTTGAGGAAAACACCTTTACCTTCAAGGACAGGTTGTAATGCAAGTAACTTGTTTGAACCAAGGTCACACTCATCTAGTAACAAAGTGCAACCACGTTCCATCGCCTCAATAACAGGGCCTGGAACAAACTTAGTCTCACCGTTTACCAAACGGAAACCTCCTAGAAGATCATCCTCATCAGTTTCGATTGTGATATTGATACGGATCAATTCTTTTTTAAGTTTTGCGTGAATCTGTTCGATCATCAGAGTCTTACCGTTTCCAGAAAGACCAGTAACAAAGACAGGATAGAACATTCCAGACTTTACAACTTTCTCAATAAGAGAGAAGTTGCCCCAAGGAACAAAACCTTCAAACAGATCAGGAACCAAATCCTGTTTTTCCATATTAGTTGCAACCAGATTGACAGTCGAAACTGCATCAGATGCCTCTGGAGTAGAAACTACAGGAGCAGGGACGTTTTCACTAGGAAGTAAAAACTGATTGTAACCTTCCTTACATCCTTTCCAGAACCAAGTAGGTTTTGGTATACCAAGTTTTTTGGAGACTTCGATACTCTCTGATTTTGAGATTGTCGAACCGTTGCCGAACATATCGGAGGCGGTATCTACAAACAACTTTTTACGTGGAGACAAATACATATTATAACTTTCCTTTTTCAATTTTAAAACTGTCTTGATTTCTTATCATATTTACAAGCTAACATACTCAACACCTTTTGTCAACAGTGAACTGCATAGTTGGCGCCGATTTTTGTATTTTATTGTAAAGTGTGACATATTTGCCACAGGTCGTGATAGTAATTTTTGCATTATGCTACCAACTTTACAAATTTGTTTAACAATACTCGACTTTCGATTTTGGACTTCATAGACTTCCCAAATGCAGACTTGAGTTTTGCTTTCGAGGCACCGATCAACTCATCACCTAGACCATCATTCTCGACTTCAAGAGAGTTGCCACCAGGCAGGATGTAATACTCATCATAACCAACAGAATCTACTGCCAGAAACTTTTCTTTGTTAATCTTCTTGACAAGTTCCATAATTTTATCCGTATCATTATAACCATCTAACTTGCAAACATTTTTAATAGTGTTCTTATCAACTCGACCAGATTTACCAGAACCTGCGATAAAGAAACCGACAATATTCATATCATAAACTCGAGCCTTTAACATTTTAAGAAGAGTCGTAGTCATATTTCGGCCTTCTAACTCAACAGATTTATTAGTAACAGGATCAGTGATAATCGTAGTTGCATTAAAACGCCATGAATTGATCTCTTTAGTGGTTTCAACGTGCGTACCACAGTCTGTACGTTCTTTATTTGTTATAAAATCATAATCATAAATGCTCATCTGACCATTAGCGGCACCATCAGTTAAGAAAACCGTATTAACTTTCTGAACACCAGTATCAGATTTAAATTTAGGTACGATATCCATCATTGCAATAATTGCTTCGTTCAGTGGAGTCCCACCTAACTCAAGATTTCTAGGAGCCACGTAAGGATAACCTATTACATCATAATTAAGACCTCGAATATAACGATTCTGATACATAGTTAGAGTGACCATCATTTCTAATTCTTCTTTTACAGTCATACTGCTTGAGAAGAAATTTAACATTTTGAACTCACGACATTTCATATCACCATACTTAAAACCTTGAGTATTAGTAGTTTCATAACTGCGATTACGATTATAGGAATCGGAAAACGCAAACACTTCAAATGGAATACGTGTCTGACGGCAAAACCAAATTAGGTTAAACAACTGAGCAAGTGTACCTTTAAGATTATCACACATGGAACCAGACCAATCAAGGCACATAACCATACCGTGGTTAGTAGCACCAGGCAACGTGGTCACTTTCTTGAAAATATCATCGTTAAATTTGTAAGTGTGTAACCGACCCATATCGAGCGAACCCGTTTTGGAAACAGCGGCACGAGCATACGCATCAGCAGCTTTTTTCATCTCAAATTCTTTAACCATGTAAGAAACTGTCTTTTTAGAATCTGATTTTAAAGACTCCACTTCCTCTAGACACGAATTGTAATACAGTGGTTTCTGTATTTTTTCAGGCGAATAGTAAGAACCAAACTCTGTTAATAGAGCAGAATAAGGAACAACAATTTTATCTAAAGGCAGTTTAGGAACATTACCATAACTGCGATCATTTGCAGCTTTGTCACGTAACTTATCCATACCATCCTTAGAAGCAGTATCAGTAGTAGCTTTAGGAACAGAACCTTTACCAGAGGAATCTATTCCACCTTCTGGAGAACTATCTTTTATATCGCTGCTATCATCCATAGAGACATCATCATCAGAAGTATCACCATCATCAGAAGTACCAGTTTTGTCAGACCCCACATCTAATTCTTCCTCTTCACTGGAACCGTTGCCAGAACCATCTTCGGCATCATCAGAAGACTTATCATCAGAAGACTTATTATCAGAATTTCCATTTTCATTTCCTTCACTTTTTTCACCAGAGGCAGAACCTTCTCCCTCTTCACCAGAATCTACAGACTCACCTTCCTCACCATTATTGTGATTGTCAGTCTCAGATTCATTTTCTTCCATCCACTTGTAAAGCTCTTCTGAAAGATCAAGAACATCATCAGGAGTCTTGGTTTTTGCAACACGATCAACCCAAACATTTTCTTCTTCAGAAAAAGTAATATCAGAATTACCTTTAAAGAACAGGTTAATTCGATCAATAAGATTAAGAGTAGAAATATCTTTATCGGCAGTACCAAAGAAATCTTTGTCAATCAATTTATTGTAACCACGATTAAATACACCAATCGTACCAGCATATTTGTTTTTAACCTTACGTTCAATTCGTGCATCTTCTATAATGTTTACAAAACTGTGATTGATTTTACGTAATGCGGCAGACTCTAACATATCCAGAGGAGTCCACAATGCGTGACCGATTTCGTGACATACCATAAGATCGTATATGTCTTTGGTCATCTCCTCATCTTTCCAGATAGGAAGACCTAACTCACGTGTCTTAGAATTAAAGTATGCAGTAGGCATCTGTTTATGGATTACATTAACATCCTCTTCTGCAAGTAATTTAGCAAGTGTCGATTTGTTTTTCATTGGGGCAACCTCTTTATTTCTCATCATATATACAGAATACACTATAGAACAAGAATTGTCAATGAGAAAGCGACATAGAATCGATTTCCTATGTCGATTTATTATATTTAGAGGTAAAGTGTGACAAATATGTCACAACTATCACGCAGGATTCGAACTACCGGCCGTAAAATGTAGTTTCAACTTCATTGTTATAAAAAAGATACCATGCACAGTTATCTTTGCCTGTCATGTTACCAAACCATTTGATTCGGCCGACACTGACAATCTTAGCACACTTCTTCATATAAGGAGCAGACTGTTTAGTATGAGACCAATCTGCATCAAACAATAACCAAGTAGGACGTAGTTTGGTAAAGTGTTCAATCATAGGGTGAAGCAAAGACCTGTCCCAAGGTGGATTTGTGATAATATATCCAGATTCGAGAACTTCCATTTCACCCAATTCGATATAGTCATTCTCATGTATTCCTTCTAATTGTGGTTCAATATCACTTGCCCACATACAAGTTCCACCGAAATATTCTAAGTGGCGACATAATTGTCCATCACCAGCACATGGTTCTGCAAATGTAAATCCTTGTGGTAAGTGTTGTATAAGAGGTTCCACCGCCACAAATGGTGTTGGGTAGAAGTCTCTTGGTTTTCTCTCAAAGTCGCTACGCTTTCCCAAATCTTACACTTCCAAGTCTTGCGCTTCATTATACAAACTCTTCATAGTATTTTTAAGTCTGGTCTTGTTTAAAGTAACATCAAGTTCATCTACATATTTCTCTAATAATGTTATAGTATCTTCTGCATTTTCTACAATCTCATCTGATACATTACTTGCATCTAGTTCAGAAAAGTCTTCTATAATTTTTACCTCATATGCATCTGCAGCCAAAAGTTTATCTGTAAATTTATCAAATCCATATAAGTCTTTTTTATTTACTACGATTACCTTAACATACTGATCTTTATACTGTGACATATCATGCTTATCATATTCATTTACTGTATCATCATAATAAATCTTTTTGTAAATTGAATAAGGATTGATTAATCTTTCTAATTCTCTTGTCTTCGTATCATAGACATGGAATCCTTTTGGGTCATTATAGTCGCTCCAATAAATTTCATATGGTGTGCCTAGATAATAGATATGACCATCATCATTCTTATGATGAAAATGACCGCTAAACACAGTTTCAAATCTTTTGAAGTCTTGTTTATCCCGACCACCTTCGCACACCATATTTCCAGCGTTCATTAGAAATCCATTAATTTCTAGATGTCCCATAAGAATATCTGCGTTTGCAGTCTTTAATATGTCCATAGATTCATCATAATTATTTGCATTGATCCACGGCATTAATACAATAGGCAAACCATCAAAGTCTACAACTTTCGGACTAGTATAAACAGTACCGATATTACCAAGTTCTTGCATAGAATTAACTTCACTTGTATTTTTATAATAAGTATCGTGATTGCCTATTAATATATGTAAATCTATGTTAAGCTCTTGAAATCGTTCAAGAAATCTCTGCCGAAAATCTGTTGCGGTCTTATATGAAACATACTTACGCCTATCCATAACGTCACCCATATGGATACACGTGGTTATACCATTCTCGACTAAAGTAGGAAAGAATACGTTTTCATAGAATTTATAAAAATAATCACTGAAGTTCTGATTATCATTTCTAGCTCCAAAATGAGTATCAGTTATTATTGCAATTTTCAATCAATACCCCTATTTGCAACCTTATCAATGTCATCATCAGAATCGGTATCCATAAAATTTTCTAAACCTTTTTTCTTTTTTTCTTCACTGGATTTTGTCTTATATACAGGTTCATTTGGAACCATAAGATTAGGATCAAATCCTCTTACTGAATATCCAGTGTCATCACCTTCCATAGTAGTAAAAGCAGTATAATTTTGTTTTGATATCATTTCATTCCTAACATGAGTTTGTTTTTTTTCTTTTTGAATTCTTCGAATGAAGGCGTAGTAGATGATTTGGGTAAAGTATGCAAAAGGATTCGATGACTTATCTGGATTAAAGTTCTTAACGTATTGAAGACAGTTTTCGATTCCATCAGATATCATCTCATCTCTGTATGTGTAGTTGATAAAGTTGGGCCGGTAGGATAGGTGTGTGGCTATCTTTAGGAAACACTCTGCGATATAATTAGTAACAGGGGGAACTTCATCACCCTTTTCTAAATCAAAAGTTGCGTTCCATTCAACCATCGCTCCAAGAAATTCTTTGTTGTTAACGTAATGTGGTTTGTTCGATTTAGATTTAGGCATAAAATCTTCCTTTATTCATATTATTACTTAGAATACACTATTGAACTAATAATGTCAATGACCTTTTATTTTATAAAAGAGGCTTGACTCTTAATCAAATATGTTGTATAAAGGGTATGTCCTTTATGCAGAACATTACTTTAATGTATTGAATCACTATCAGTATCCATAGATTCCAATAGCTCATCATAGATATCATCATTATCAATATCTTCATCTAAAAGTACATCTTCGTTTATTTCTATTTTTCTTAGGATATATTCGTAATATTTAGATAGGCCAGGAGATACATCAGCAATCAAAAGAACGCTAGAATTTGGTATATTAAAAGTTTTTGTTTCTGTATACGGGTGAACCCAATGGCTTAAATTTAAAGATTCTGCTATATGATCACCTGAGAATTTAGGAAAAACTTGCAGTTTTAGTGGAGAATTTACTTGAATACTGTTGTCTTTTCCTTTTTCAATAGAGCATATAATATCTTCACCATTAATAAGTTTAACTAGTTTGAAATCATTCATTTTAATTTTACCTTACTTATATCATAATCGAATTGTTCTTCGTTATAAATATTTAGTCGTTCTGTAAAATGGTTAAGTGTGAAGTTCCTTCTTTCATTATAACTAATATCATCTGCAATGTCATATATCAAAACGGAATCTTTACTTGATGATGTACGCAGACCTCTCCCGATGGACTGCAAGACTCTAATCTTTGACTTACTTGGACTTGCGAGCACGATGTTATTAATATTACGGATGTTAACGCCAGTGCTAAAAACACCAAACGAAGCGATGGTGGTTGATTTGCTGTGTGTCTCAACCAATCCACGAATCTTCTCCCTCTCACTAGTATCTGTTCCACCATATACAAAATATACATTTTCTTCTTCTTTCATTCTATCATTTAATATTTTACCGTGTTTCTCTACAAGTTGAAAGAGACACAGAGTGTTACCATTAAGATGACGTAATAGATTGACCACGAAGTCAGTTCTCTTCTCGTTAGTAACAAGGTATTCAATTTCTTCAGCATAATCCATTTTCTCCCGAATGTTTGGATGTCTCAATATAATACATTTAATTTTTAAACTTGCTAAAGTATTTTTATCTATAAGTTCTTTTGTAGTAACAACTTTCTCTGCTGCACCAAATAGTCCCTCTAGTACTAACTGATGGGTCTGTGTACCGTCTAACGTCCCTGTAAGACCGAATCTATACTTACATTGATGCATCTTAGTCATAATACCAGTAAGAGACTTTGCCTTAAACATATGTGCTTCATCACCGATTACACACCCAAAATCACGAAAGTATGCCTTGGGCATTTTATATAGAGATTGCCATGTAGATATTACAACGTCTTTTGTAACTTTTCGATCATGCCCTTGATATATTTTTTGACAGTATGTACCAGAACTCCAACCATAATCCTCAAAGTCTGAATACATCTGTTCTACCAGCGAAGTAGTAGGAACGAGTATTAGAGTTTTCAATCCCATCATCTGGTAATAACGTACCAGAGAATATATTATTAACGACTTACCAGAAGCAGTAGGGCTAACAAGAAGACTCCTATTTCTGGATATGGCCAGTTGAAAAGCTTCCACCTGATAGTCTCGAATTTTGAGAGACTTACCTTGTGATTTCGGTTTGAGACTCTTGATGAAATTTCTAGCATCCTTGTTATTAATATCCCTACCATCTTCTACTCCTTCTTCTAGTATATAGGAAATTGCGTTACTATCACAGAATTTCTGTACGTATGGTAATAGTCCTACATATATCTCACCTGTTGCTGGTGAGAATAGTCTTATCTTTCCATCCCACATTTTATTACGATACATAGGCATAAACTTAAAGCCAGGAACCTCAAACGTAAAGAACTCTGAAAGTTCTTGGTTTGTAGATGGGTCTAGGTCTGTTATGACCAGAAATACTTCATTCTTTTTAGATATTAGCATTTTGCAATGTATGGTCTTCTCCATACTTACCTCGCATTATAACATTCCATGATATAGTGATTCGCTCACCTACATTACTAGGAACCCAATGTTGCAACCAAGATGGAAACACTACACCGTGTCCTGTCTTAGAATTAACTTGAAACATATTAGAATTTTGTATTATATATTTTTCTTTTCTAGGAACCAATACTTTACATTGACCTCTAGGATCAAAGAATTGTGTACCAGAAGTTTTCTCTGATGCCTTTAGGTAATATATACCAGAGTGAATACTATTTGCATGGGTGTGTGGTGGATGAATACTACCATCATTCTGTAGGTTAGCCCACATCTGTGTCACTTCTACCTTCTGATATTCATATCCTTCTTGCACAAAAATATTAGAACTTATTGCATGTACAAAGTCTGTGAGATATTTAAACTCAGGTTTTAAGTGTAGATTATCATCTCCTTGATATAATCCAAAAGGAGCATCTTCACCTGTCTGTACGTTCTTGTATTTGTTCTCGAATTTATCTGAAATATAATCAATCATTATATCATGTTGTTGTGAAGATATCTCCGAATCAAACTCGTAGATTGATGTTGGGAATAAATTTGTCTTTGCTACATTAACCATGTCACTATGCTCCATCTTGTCCCTTTAATTACTTCTTTTGCTTCATGGGGAAACATAAAATTAGAAGGGAATATAATACCAGAACCTGCCTCTGGATAAATTATTTTATCTGCAACTTTAAACTCTCCACCTTCATAATCGTCATTGAGGTATAGAAGAGCAGATACTTGAGGGTATCCATATTGTTGACCATGACTGTGGTGTATGTTATCAACATGACTTGACATAAATCCACCTTCAGGATATCGATTGATTCTAAAATCTGTTGTATGTTGTACACTGAATAACGGAAAGTCTTCTGAATATCTTTTTATAACTTCTTCAAATCCATTCTTTATAGAGTTATAGATTATATGTTCTTTACCTATCCAGCACTCATCCATACGTACACGTTCTTCATCATCTATCTTTCCAGAGTGATTCGAATATGTAGAATTTATCCATTCTAAATTTTCTGCACATATTATATAACGACATTGTGGTGGTGTTAGAACTTTACGATAATACCTAATGTATTCACCAACATCCATTTAAAACCACCCCATTAACATTTTACCTTCTTCTGATACCATATCCATAGAAAAAGGTGGATCAAATATTAGATTTCGTTCAACAGAAGTTACACCCTCTACACTTTCGATTGCATCAGTAATGCTTTTACAGATTTGTTCTGCAAATGGACACATCATACTTGTAAGTGAATGTTCACATAATACTGAACCATCTTCTTTAACTTCTAGTTTGTAGATTAATCCTAGATCGTAAATGTTGACGCTAGGCATCTCTGGGTCATACACACATTTTAGTTCAGCAATAACCTGTTCTTCTACTGACATTACACCATTCCTGCTTCAAATTTCTTCCATCCAATAGCGTGACTTACATCCCATCCACGATTATCGATAGACTTAATAACACCATCTATATATTTTATTACAATTTCTAGATAATTAATTTTTGCACCAAGTTCTATAATCTCATCATCAGAATTGATATACATTGCTAAATCAGTTTTTAATACTTTAAAGTCAAATGGTTTAGACGCATATATCTTTGCATCTGCTTTACCGCCATAGTATTCCCACTTGGCTCTATATAACTTCTGGTAGTCACCTTTATTTTTGACAAGTAAAAGTTCGAACCGTGTTTTATAGTCTAACCATTTTGATTTGATATCTTGGTTGCGAAAGGACTCCTGATCCAGATGTTCTTGATCAGTAATAGGTAGGTCTTTGTATGCTTCTTGTTTCAATTCTTCTAATTTCATAATATACTTTCAAAGTGGAGTAGCACCTTGATAAAACTTTCTTTTAATATTTTGTCTTTAAACATAGACTATTTTTGAAATTTGTTAAAGCTTATCATTTACCACTCATGTTTATTTATAATGTTGTTAAAGTGTAGATATTATATGCAAATGTTGTTGATACCGACATATATTCCACATCTGTTGCTCCCTGATCATAAGATAAAGAACCTAAAGAAGTAGGAAACATATCTTGAAAATCTACTTGTACGATAGGATTATTTTTATTAGACAAAATCATAAGATATCCATCAGAATACATGGATTTATCAGAAACAGCAGAACCAACTTTATCCTCAGAAATCCCACCCCCAGAATTTGGCCTAGTGTTTGAAGTTATATCTCTATGCGTAGTAAATTGTTCTCGTTTTTGGGGAAATCCTAGTCCTGTAATCCAATTATGAAGGGTAATATAATTTTCTAGATACTCATCTACTAAAAAAGTAACAGTAAGATTACCATATGTTAGTTTTTCGCCAGGAACAGGAATATCTTTAAATGGAGTACTTTGAAGAGTTGTTTCTAAAGATAAATCTGGGAGTTCTGCTGCAGTTACAAAATACTCTACCTTCGGTAATTGATTAATACCAAATTTAAATTGCGTTGGACTTGCATAGTCTAATTTTGTTGGTTGTCTGTCTAGTGGCCCAGCCATATTAATTTCTCCTATTACTATTTAGGTACAAAAAAAGGGGGAGCAAGATGCTCCCCCAAGTTTAGTATACCCCTTATCTTACATAAGGTTAGTAACTTTAACTCGGCGATACCAAGCGTTTGTGTTTGCATCAAGTGAAGCGTTAGTATTAACGGTATCACCAGCTGCAACCGCACCGGCACCAGCGAAAGGATTAGCAGCAAGACCATAACGTGTCTTGAAACCAATTTTTGGTTGAAAGGAACTTTCACCAACCGCACGTACCATCTGAAGAGGTACATATGGGCAATAAAAGAAACCAGCGTCATAAGGTGAAGTACCTTTATAACCACAAACATAATACTGACTAGCAGCAACATTTGCAGAATACGGATCAACATAAACCTTAAAACGTCCGTTCATAACACCAGCAAATGTTGTACTTGTGTCATCTACGGAAAGATTGTTGTTAAGAGCAGGTGTGTAATCAAGTACACCAGCCATGTTCAATGCACTTGCAACGTCAGCAGATACAATCAACATGTTACCCTTACCACGACGAGTCTGTTGACCAATCGCATTAGCATCACGTTCTATTGCGAACATAAGACCTTTAAACTTCTCAACAGACCAACGACCATTTGAGTCGGTGTCTAGATCAAAGATACCAGCAGTTGTTGTGTTAACTTGAGCACCTGCAACAGCAGTTACATAAAGTGAACGAACAACTTCACGGTTTATTTCTGCAAGAATTTCAGAACTCAAGATATTAGCAAGTTCTGTTTCTGCGTCAAGTCCGTGGATTGCTTTCAAGTCTTGTGCAAGTTCCATTGTGTACTCTGCTTTTAGAGCACGTGAAACCGCAGTAACTGTGGACTTCTCGATTGAGAATGCCATCTCTGCGAAAGCGTTAGTAGAAGAATCACCCAATGCTTCGGACTGAGCCGTAGTCATACCAGTTGCAGAAACATAAGTTCCAGCAGAAGGACTGTCATTAAGAACAGCAGGGTTAGTTTCTGTAGCACCAACATCACCACCACCAACAGTACCGGCAGCATTTTGATTGGAGATATCAGGCATTGACTCATCAACAAGTGCTTCTGCACCGTCTTGAGAAGTAAATGTAGAACGCATAGCAAAGATCAGACCAGTTGGGCCTGTCATTGGTTGAACGCCACAAACGTCATAAGCAATAAGGTTAGGCATTGCCCGGCGAACTAGAGAGATCAATATTGGATCCCACATATCCATCTGACCACCAGCTGTAGAGTTGGTAGGTGCAGTTTCGGAAAGCATCAAACGATCTTCGTTTAATGCCTTTTCTTGGTTTTCCAAGATAACTGTAGTAACGGCCCGCTTGTAAGAATCCTGAATCTTTGGCAAATCAGGGTGTTCTAGGACTGGCTGCCACTTTTCTTGTAGATGTTCTGTCTGAAACATTAGTTTCTCCTTTATTTTACATCTGTTTTATAATATTATGCACTCGCCTTTTGATCACGACTGATAGCAGACATATACTTTCGCATACTATCTGTCGTATCAATGTCCTGAGCGGTGCTGTCTTCTACATTATCAAAAGAGTTTTCATCACTAGGTTGAACTTTAGGGAAATAACTTTCCTTCAAGGTGTTAAGTTTTTCTTTGAAAGACTCTTCAGAGGTAAACTCAACGTCTTGTGTTAATGATTTAAACTTCTCAATTTCTGTATCGGCTAAATCTTCGGAAACCTCAGATATAACCTGTTCACGAACTAAGGTATTTTCGACTTTCTTACCATCGACATTCTTTTGAATTTCTTCATTCAAACGAGACTCTAGATCGCTAATCTTTTCACTTTGTGCTTCGAGAACGTCATATTTCTCATCAGGCACATCGATGTAATGGTCTTCAAAAAGTTGTTTCA